TGACATCGCCATGATGGATAAGGATCCGATTGGCTACATGCAGGCGGAAGCGCGATACCGCAAGGACGCTGCCGAGTATCAGACCCAGCAACAGCAAATCCAGCAAACGGCGGCAGCACACCGCCAGATGCAGGACAGGGCAATGGCTGAGTTTGTGGCGGAGCAGGGCAAGGTCTTGCAGTCGCGCATTCCTGAGTTTGCCGACGCGAGTAAGGCCCGCGAAATCACGGGCAAGATCCGCAATACGGCATCCGAGGCTTACGGTTTTACCGACCAGGAACTGAGTGGCATCGTTGATGCTCGTCAGGTACTGGCGCTGCACGACGCGATGAAATGGCGTGAATTGCAGGCCGCACGGACCAAAAAGGCACCCGAAGCGCCCAAGTCAATCAAGCCGGTCATGCGCCGTACTGAGCCGCAGCAGATTGTTCGGAAAAAGCAGATCGACGCAGCACGGAAGAGCGGTGGCAAGCCCGAGGCTTTCATCGATCTTCTGTTCAAGCAATGAACCCTTAAAGGAGTCTGGTCATGGCGCAGCCAACCAACACCCTGGACAGCTACGACGTTCGTGGCATCCGCGAAGACCTTCAGGATATCATCTATGATATCTCGCCGGAAGAAACGCCGTTCTACACCAAGAGCGCGAAGGCCAAGGCCACCAACACGCTGCACGAGTGGCAGACCGACGCTCTGCGTTCGTCCGCTGACAACGCGCACATCGAAGGCGGCGATACCGCTCCCGAAGCGCGTGCGGTCACGACCCGCCTTGGCAACTACAGCCAGATCTTCAAGAACGCCGTTGCCATCCCCGGCACCGACGATGGCCTGAACAAAGCCGGTCGCGCACGCGAAATGGCCTACCAGGTTCTGAAGATCGCCAAGGAACAGAAGCTGGACATCGAGAAAGCCCTGTTCGCAAACCAAGCCCGTTCGGCTGGTTCTTCGGTTGCACCGCGCCGTCTGGCTGGTGTGCCCGCGTGGCTGACCACGAACACCAACTTCCAGTCCGGCAACAGCGGCGCTGACCCGACCGGCGACGGCACGAACGCGCGCACCGACGACGGCACGCCGACTGCTTTCGACCAGACCAAGTTCGACAGCGTGATGCAGGCGATCTGGCTGTCTGGCGGCAAGCCTGACACTGTTTATCTGTCGTCGTTCCAGATGAACAAAGCCCTGACCTTTACCGGCAACAACAACCAGCGTTCGAATGTGACCGCTGAGTCCGAGAAGGTCATCAAGCACATGTCCGTCTATGTGACGCCGTGGGGCACTGTGGAGTTCGTGCCTTCGCGTGAAAACCGCAGCCGCGACGTGTTCGTGATGCAGGACGATATGTGGGGAATCGGCGTTCTGCGCGCGACCCGCAATACCGAACTGGCCAAGACTGGCGACAGCGAAAAGCGCCAGATCATCACCGAACTGACCCTCATTTGTAAGAATGAGAAGGCCAGTGGGGGAATTTACGACAATAGCACGTCGTGACACTGACGGGTTTTCGTTGCTGATGGCGTGAAATGGTGTATCCTTCCGGCAGTCAGTTGGAGGGATACGCTATGAGCCTAGAAGAACGGTTTTGGTCTAAGGTTAAGGTTCAAGACGGATGTTGGGCTTGGACTGGTGCGAAAACGCAAGGGTATGGTGCTTTGAACCTTGGCCCGCGCGGTGCAGGATCAATAAGGGCGCATAGGCTTTCTTATATCCTGCATAAAGGCGAAATCCCTGCTGGGATGCTCGTTTTGCACCAGTGCGACACCCCTGAATGCACGAACCCAGATCATCTTGAACTGGGAAATAATGCAGACAACATGCGTCATGTTTCTGAGCGGAAAAGAAACCCGCAAAGCCAAAAGACACATTGCGTCCATGGGCATGAGTTCACGTTTGAAAACACGATAACCGTCGGCGTAAGGCGCAGTTGCAGGCAATGCAAAAACGAAAACCAAAAGAAACGTCATCGCGAAACGCGCGGCGAAGATTTTGGGAAACCGCACTGGATACCTAAGACGCGCTGCCCATCGGGGCACGAGTTCACCCCCGAAAACACTTACTTGAACCCCAAGGGGTACAAGGAATGCAAGCACTGCCGCAAAGCCCGAGTGCAAGAATGGACGGAACGGCAGAAATCAAGTAATCTGGGCAAAGCATAGCGCGCCTGGACAACCTCATAGGAGCAAACCCAATGGCTTCCGAATACAAACCTAACCTTGGCGTGATTGAAGTCACTGCCGCCGTCACGCTTGATGATGATGCCTACGCTGGGCGCACCGTCAACCTGAACTCCACCACGGGCCGGATCATCACCCTGCCCGCTGCCACGGGTTCGGGCGCGACCTACACGATCTTCGTGGGTGCTACCGTTTCGTCGGGTTCGCACGTCATCCGTGTGGCCGCCGGCACGAACGTGATGCAGGGCGTTCTTTCGATTGCAACCGACGTTGCAGGCGTGACTTGCCCGACCGCTGCCGACAGCGACACCATCACGATGAGCGGCTCCACCACCGGCGGCGTTCGCGGTTCGATGGTGGAACTGCAGGACGTGGCTTCCGGCATCTGGATGGTTCGCGGCTCGCTGGTTTCGACCGGCTCCGAAGCAACTCCGTTCTCTGCCGCGGTGTCCTGATAATGTTTGGGGGCGGTTCTTCGGGATCGCCCCCTACACCCAAGGAAGATGATATGACGCAAGTCTGGGTAAAAACCAATCGAGGTGATACACTCCGCCTCGGAGACGCGCAGAAGGCGTGCAAGGCTGACGAAGGGCTGACGTATGAAGTTATCGGAACAAATGACGGTCGAGGACGGGATACTGCACATTCAGCAGACCCACGACTTCACCCCGATAGCGGAAAAGTCGAAGGCGCTGCAGTCCGCGGAAGCCTGGAACATGGGCGAGAGCCGGCTGGTGGCGAACATCCCGATGAAGATGTGGGCGCAGTGGGCGAAAAAGCACGGCGTCCGCGTGGACGACCACGGCGCGATGCGGGAAGTCGTGCATAAAGAATTGAATAACCCGGATAACGCACACTTCCGGGTGTGGAATGGCAACATGGGCCGCTTCCAGGCCAAGTAAGGATCAAGGCAAATGGCGACGATTATCCCTACCACGGTCGAGCAGCAGATCCAGGCGGCCGCGTATCGCTGGACTGATTACAGCACGGCCGACACGGCCACACCGATCAAGGTGCAGAACATGCAGGGCCTGGCCGGCTCGGTGCAGGTCACAGGCACGTTCGGCGGCGCCACGATCACGCTGCAGGTGTCCAACGACGGCACGAACTATGTCACGCTGAAAGACAGCGCGGGCACGGACATTTCCCTGACGCTGGCCGGGATGCGCGAATTCTCGACGGCCGCGCTTTATCTGAAGCCGACATCCTCGGGCGGTACGTCCGATAACGTGACCGTGACCGTCATCCTGCGGGGTTAATCCTATGAATATGCCGCTCGTTCTCTTGAACCGCCGTCGCAGGGGGACCGGGTTCAATCCCGCCTCTCTTTTTGGTTTGAACGAGCAAGGCGTCTGGTACGACCCCAGCGATGTCGCCAACCTCGCGTGGCGGCGCAACCTGCTGACGTATTCGGAGCAGTTTGATAATGCGGCTTGGGTAAAGCAACAGGCCGCCGTTACGGCAAATGCTGGCACGGCCCCTGACGGGACACTGACGGCAGATCGGGCTGTCTCAAGCGGCGGAGCTAGCATCCGCGTGGTGGGCCAGACCTTCAGTCTTCCTGCGACCAGTCATGTAATCTCCGTGTGGGTAAAGGCTGCGGCGGCAGGGAACAGAAAGTTCCGTCTTGTTGCGAACCAAGCTCTTGGCTCTGCGGTCGGCACGGCTTCGTCTGTATTTGAAGCGACGGACGACTGGCAGCGTGTCAGTTTTACGGCCACGGGTGGATCGGGCTATTGGGGCATCACTCAGGCCACCTCTCCAGATTTTGATTTCGACATCCTCATCTGGGGCGCACAACTAGAACTCGGCTCCGTCGCCACGGACTACCAGCGCATCACCGACGTGAACACGGAAGTCATCGAGCGCTTCCCGACCGCGACCCTGTATCAAGACACCATCGGCACGATCCCCGTCACGACGCCGGGGCAAGCTGTGGCCCTGATGCTGGATAAGTCGCGGGGGCTGGCGTTGGGTACGGAGTTGGTGACGAATGGGGATTTCAGCAACGGGTTCACGGGCTTTACCGCTAGCGGAACGGGGACGAGAGAGGTCGTAGGCGGCGCTGGCAAGTTCACGATTACCGGGGCGTCTTATACTAACACCACAAGCGTGAGCGTTGTCGTAGGCCGAACTTACCTCATCACCCTCGACATGACTGGATTTAGCGCTGCTGGCGCTCGTCAGGACAAGGCCCGAGTTCAGATGCTGGGGGCAGTCAGTAATTTTATATATGGGTCCACCAGCCAGTCCTCCTTTAGGTTCGTCTTCACGGCTGCATCAACCACTTTGCAGTTGAATATTGATGTGGCGAATTCAGGCGCTTGGGGGAGCGTCGGTGATTACGTTATTGCCGACAACATCTCCGTCCGCGAACTAGCAGGCAACCACGCCACCCAAGCCACCATCACGTCGCGTCCGACTTACAGCATTGAGCCTGTCGGCGGGCGGCGGAATTTGCTGACGTACAGCGAAGACTTCCGCAACACTGCAACTGCGGGGGAAACGAGGCCGTGGGCGTACAGCTCTGGCACGACTGTTGGCGGCGACACAATTACCTTTCCAACCAGCGCCTCCTACATTTTCGCTTTGGCATCATTTAGTGTTGCTGCGGGGCAGGCTGTTACAATTTCGTTTGAGGCGAGGTCTGGCACTGCATCGACGCTAAGTACGGGCCTTAATGGCGTTTCAAATGGGGCGAACAACATACCGGGGGCTGTGCGGTCTTTGACATCCACTTGGACCCGCTATAGCGCAACTTTCACAGGGCTTGGTGCGGACAGCGGCCTATACGTCTTCTTTGGTAACAACGGCTTTACATCGCAAGCCGTGGGCAGCGTGGAGTTGCGCAACGCTCAACTTGAACTCGGCTCCACAGCCACCCCCTACCAGAAAGTCACCACCCAGTACGACGTGACAGAAGCCGGTGTGCCAAGCTGCTCGTATCTCTTCTTCGACGGCGGCAGCGACGCTATGGCTACCAGCACCATCACTCCGGGTATCGACAAGGCGCAGGTCTTCGCTGGGGTAAGGAAGCTGAACGATGCCGCGCTGGATGTTTTGCTCGAAACAGGTCTGGACGTAACGTCTGCCAGCTATCCGGGATCGTTGGCCGTGTTTGCCCCCAGCGGGGCGGGGTCGGCAAGCTATCAAGCCCTCTTCCGGGGTACCGTGGGTCGCAACTTTGAAACCATCACGCCCTTCGCTGCGCCGGTCACAAACGTCTTGTCGTTCTTGTTGTCAAACCAGCTTCCGGCTGCGGGTGATGCTATCCAGTCCCGCGCGAATGGTGTGGAGATCACGGCCACAGAGAGCAGCAACATCACCACGGCAGGCAACTTCCTCGCCTACCCGCTTTATCTCGGAGGTCGTCAGGCAACGGGCCTGTTCTTTGAGGGTCAGTTGTTTGGCTTGATAGTTCGCTTTGGGGCGGCCCTCGCCAGCACCAACATCAACGCCACTGAATACTGGCTCAACAACAAGACCGGAGCATTCTGATGACCCGCATCACAGCCGCAGCACCCGAAGCCCTCGTCTATGAGTGCAACCAGCTTGCCATGTGCCTTGCATACAGCGTGGCGGACGGCCTGACCTACACCGGCCTCAACTGGCAGGACAGCACGGGCAACCTGTACGCCGCAGCGTCATGGGAAGCCTCGGACGCATGGGTGGAGAGCGTGTCACAGCCCCTCGTCAGGCCCGCGTGGGACACTGAGGAGGTTATCGACATGCCCGCTGCCGAAGCCGCTCAGGCCGCTCTGGTGTTCTCGTTGGAGCCTGTGCTGGCGGTGCCGGATAAGCTGACGGCTCTCAGTGGGCCGGATGCGGTGGCTGCTCTTGGCCTCATGGGGCTGGTGCCGGTCGATGCGGCTCCCTGATGGCGAGGGGCAGCGCCGCAAGGATGTAATCAATCGTCACCTGGCCGCCGGCAGCACATTCCGCGCGGCGGCCAACGAACTAGGTATCGCGCCGAATACGCTCGTCATGTGGTGGCGCGATAACAACCGGGATGCCGCCGTACAGACGGCAATGGACGCTGTCGGCACGGGGCTTGTGCCTCATTCCATGTGGACGAAGGTTCCGCCGAAAGACGGGGAACCGGGCTACAGCGTCTATCACAAGATTGAGGCCGAGCCGGAAGACATCGCCGAACGCATCCGGGCGGCGCTGGAAGGGCTAACCCCGGCAGAGCCAGTCGTCCCCCCGGAAAGCGTAATGGCCGACCTGTGCGCGGTTTTCCCGCTCATGGACGCCCACGTCGGGATGCGGGCGCGCTCGGCGGAAACGGGCGGCCAGGACTATGACCTCGCCCACGCGGCCCTGGACATGCGGACCGCATTCGCCAAGGTGCTGGCCCTGACGCCTGCCGCCGAGGCCGCGGTGCTTATCGTCGGGGGTGATTATTTTCATCAGGATGACAGCCGGGCGGAGACGCCGAAGTCCCATCACAAGTTGGACATGGACGGGCGCTACGGCGAGGTTCTGGACATCGGCATCGCCATTCTGGCCGAGACGATAGGACGCCTGCTGGCGAAGCACGCCCGCGTCACGGTGCGCGCGCTTCGTGGCAATCATGACCCGCACTCTCACATGGTGCTGACCTTCGCGCTCGGCGAACGCTACCGGGAAGACCCCCGCGTCACCGTGGACAAGTCGCCGCGCGACCTGTTCATGCAGCAGTGGGGCCGCTGCGCGATATTCGCCCACCACGGCGACCTGGGCAAGCCGCAGCAGATGGCGCTGTATCTCTCCGACATATGCCCCTTCTGGTCGGCGACCCGTCACCGGCACTATCTGACGGGCCACACGCACCACGACCACGCGAAAGACTTGGGGCCTCTCAGGTGGGAGAGCCTTCGCGCGTTCTGCCCACCCGACGCATATGCGGCCAGCATGGGCTATGGCGGCAGGCGGGCGCTACAGTCGCTGACCTTCCACAAAACTGACGGGCTGGTCCTGCGTGCGCTGGATCCGATCGAACGCGTGTAAAGTAATCGTTTGCAGGGGCTGGTTGATTTCTATGGAATGTGGCGCATTCGGTTAGTGCTCGACCAAAACGAAACCATGAGTTCCGGCGCCCCTGCGTTGACCTGATTACATGCCCGTGTCGGGGTATGCAATATAGTTTTCCTCGTAGTAGGCGTCCGTGATGATGGCGGCGATAAACTCCGTCACCGTGCCGTCCGGGGGCACCTGCGCCTCAAGCCAGCGCCGCACCTCCGGCCGCAGGGATCGCAGCAGTTGGCCCATGCCGCCGATCGTTGGCACCTCCAGCATGCCGGCTGTCCGCGCGCGGGAGATGTAATTGTAGACGGTGCCAAGCTGGATCCCCATGCGCTCGGCGATCACCTCTGCGTCCAGCTTGGCATTGTGCAGGCGCGCGGCGTGCTCGATGACCGTTTCATTATTCCTCGTCACGTTCGTGCTCCATCGGGCTGCGTTTATTGTTGGCCTGGCGTTCGTGGAACCTCACCTGTGCTTCCAGGGAGGCGATCCTGCTTGCCGCCTCGGTCAGCACGTTGGCCATGTGCGGCCAGTGCAAAGTCGGGCCGTTGGCAAGGTCGGCAAGGTGCGTAAGGCGGGTCTTGATGTCACTCATGGCTGGTCCCCTTGCGGATAGGGGGCGGGTAAGTTGCCGAACCGCA